CGCCCCTGGTATCAACCAGGATCTGCTGATCCGTCCAGGGAGTAGCCCGGCAGTATGTTTCCCGGACCGTGGTCCATTCCCCGCCGACCAGGTTTCCAAGTCCGTCCTCGGTCTGGCCGGTCTTCTTCTGCAACAGGCATTCCTTCCAGATCATAAGAACGTCACCACCTTCTTGCTGTTCCCCGCGTCAGCCTGGGCACTCTTCCAGTCTCCAATCTCCCCCGCGTACTCTGCCAGGATGTCGTCCACGAAGGACGTCGAAATATTCGCCACGCCCTCCGATGATATCCCCTCGTAGTACGTCCGGCGAACCATCTTCACCGTTGCGTCCACGCAGATCGACGCGAAGAGAGCCGGGAGCGTTTCCACCCTCAGCCGTAAGCAAAGGCGATCACTCATCGTTTGCAGATATTCCGTGAGCTGCTCATTCGTGAGCTGCGTGTCAGGCAGCCTGATCAAGAGCCGCTGCAATAACTCATCCATGAGCCGCCCCTCCTTTCTACTCTCCGTCGTTAACAACTACCGCTGCGGATCCGGATCCGGTTGCCTTGTAGTACTCGTCATAATCCACAACTGTCAGCGTCTGGCCTGCTGTCGCTGGGATATCAGCATTCGCCGTGAAGTTCGACCATGTTCTTACGTTCTGGCCGTATTCTACCGGCGTAGCTGCGGATCCAAGCTTATACTTCAGGTTGGTTCCAGTATTTCCAGAAACTGTTGCTTTTGTTGTACCTGTTGCGGTTCCTGCGGACGGTGTAACCGTAATAGTCTTAAGCTCCGGTGAATCTGCGACGGTAATCACCGCTACAGCGTCCACGTACTCGAAGAAGATCTTGATACCCATGATCGCATAGTCCTCAGACTGTGCTCTACGGTAGTTGCCTTCCGTGTGGAATCCAATGTACGGTACTTCAGGGTCAGCGGTATATGCCAGTCCGATCTGTGCGAACTCACTGTCTCCCGGATCCACGTAGTACACCTTCATGTTGTTCACAGGCGTAGCGATCACGCGGCCCTGCGGAACCTCAGAGGAGAAGAACACGATGTCCGCACCGAGGAACTTCTCCACGTAGTCCATGCCAAAAGCAGTCTGGACAGTGATCTGAGCGCCACCGAGATAGCTGTACACGTCCAGCGTATTTGCGAACACTGCAACGCCAGTGGCCGCCTTATGCATTTTCTTAAACTTGTCTTTTACCCTTCCTACAGCCATAGAGACTGCCATCTGGAAGGTGCTTTCTTCTGCCGTCAGCGTACCGGCCAGCAGTGCGTTGTACATATCTGCAAGGATCACATCGATCAACTGCTGTTTAAATTCTTCGTCCGTCATTCCCACAGACGTTTCCACGCCGTTTTCAATAACTGTTTCCAGTGTCAGTGCCTTCGCATACTTCCTTACGCTGATCGTGTCATAGGACACAGGAGCCACGGAGAACTGGGAGAATGGGATCTCTTCCCCTTCCGGTACTTCCCCGCTTTCCAGTGTCCCTGTGACTTTCTTGCCGACCAACTGTGTACCATTCGCCTTCCGGATCGGCTCTGCGATACCAAGGACATCCGTCAATGCTTTCAGGTCATTTCCGAAGGAAGTGACAAAGTCGACTTCTCTCGGGTTCACCGTGATCTGCTGTGTGGTAATTACATTAGGTTCTGCGGCGAAAAGCTGGAGCTTTCTCGCCAGTTTTCCATTTCTATTCATTCTTGTTCTCCTTTCCTTACTTCCTAACAAAAAGCTGCGGGTTTTCCGCGATAAGCTTCTGTCTCTCTGCCCTGTCTTTGACAGCCATGATTTCTTCCCTTGTGATCGGCCTCGCTCCACTAGTTCCTGCCTTGGGCGGGTTGCCACGAAGGGCCTCCTTCACAGCCGCATTCACTGCTTCCTTGAAGGCCTTTGTGAAGCCCTCAACAGCCTCCTTGGTCTTCTCCGCGTCGTCGGAAACCAGGTTCATGATGATCTCATCCGGGAGAGTGATCTGCTCATCGGATAACATCTTCCGAGCCGTCTTGGCCATGTCACCAAGCGCGATCTGGCGCTTCAGGTCTGCCAGCTCCCTCTCGGCTTTGTCAGCACGGTATTTTTCTTTTTCCTCGCTTGTCATCTGTGCCAGCTTCTCAGCCTCGGAAACCTTAGAGTCCGTCAAGGTCTGCCACTTCTTCTGCGCATTTGCTACGGCTGTCTGCACAGCCTTGTTGATCCGCCGGTCGAACTCGGCCTGTCCGCCTTGTGCCAAAAAGTCGTCAAAAGACAAGGGCTCATTTGTCTGTGTTGTTCCTTCTCCTGCTCCTTCCGCGGAAGCGCCGGCCCCGGTTCCTGCCGGTTCCCCGGCGGCCCCAGCTCCTTCACCTTCTGCGAACATCTGCAAATAATATTTCTTTTTCATCTTCTTCTATCCTTTCCGCCCCGTCACGTTCGCTGCCCGTGCCGTTGCTATAAGAGTTTGATGTGTTCCGGGAAATCGTCCGCAATGAGACAAATCCCCAAAAAGAAAGAATCCACCAGAAGTTTCCCTGCTCCTGACAGATCCTTGAATTGTATATCAGCCCTTCCGGGCGCGATATCATATTGAATCTGATCGCTGGTCAAATCCTCTATGGACTTGATCAGCCCCTGCACCAGCGCAGTCACGCCGGCACAGACTATATCCTTTCCGGCCTCTGCATATCCTGCATGGCCGGAAACCGTGATCCAGTCCTTCCGGACACCTACTACAATCAATCAGCACCACTCCTTTTCCGTCCCGGTCGTTCCCCGCCGGTGGGAGATGTATGGATCACCGCCTTCTCACTTCTTCTTGTTTGAGATCGCCACCAAGACGATCAGGGTTACGCAGATGATCAGAATATTAATCGTTGATACTGCCATTTCATTCCCCTCCTTTCAGCCATCCGGCTACCTCTTCGACATTTATCGCCCCCGTGCGGTTCATGTAGACAGCGTCGCCGTCCAGAAGAACCACCGTGGGCAGTCTATCCACATGATATTTCTCCGCTCTGTGCGGCTCTTGCCACGCGTCTATACGCTCGATCCGATCAGCACCGACCAGATCCTCCAGCGGGGTTATGATCTCCCGGTCGTAGACCTTGCACGGGCCACACCATGAGGCGTAGAAAAATAGCAGCTTTCTCATATTCCCCTCCCAAAAATGAGCATAAGAAAACCACCGGCCTTTTCTGACTGGTGGTACTTGGTTTTATTATGCGATTTTATTCACATCAAAATCTAAACCCAACTCTTTCAGGTCTGCCTCCCTTACATCTAATTCACTTTTCAAGATGTCCAACATCTCATAGTAAGCAAGGCGCCGGCCCTGATTAAACAAATCGCTTTTATCTTTTTCGCTTTCTTCTACAGCTTCGTTTGCATTATCAACCAATCTTGCTATGATGTATTTTAATGATTCTTCACTAATCTTACTCATCGTAATCACCTCTTTCCTTCAACTCATCTACTCGATCCTGAATAGATTGTTTGAAATTACGGATCTCCTTATTCCAATGCCGCTTCAATCCATCCTGATAACGTGGATCATATGTATCCCATTCAGGATATATCTCTTTAGGATTTTTAATCTTAGCTTCGTGCTCTTCGATCATTGCCTGATATTTACGGATTGCGCGCTTTAAAGATCCGGACTGCTGTTTTTTTATATCTTTCTCTGCAAAAAATTGCAAATCCAGCTTTAATGTGCCTCTTTTTCTTTTTATTATACCAGAATCAGAACTCTTTGCAATGGATTCCTTGAAATATCCCTCTATCATGTCCGATATTTCTTTTGGGACTTTCTCCTTGTTCGTTCCGTCATCCATGTAGGCGGCAAAATTTTCAGCCCAAGCTTCTGATCGTTTAGACACTCTTACCCCGCCAGTTGTTCCTGCATATCCCGAGACCTTTACAGACATCTCGTCCAATTCAAGATTAGAAGAAAGTAATTTAGACAGTCTCTGATTTGTATCAAGATCGATTGCATGCCCTAATTCATGCCAAATTGTTCCTGAATATGTTTCCGTAGAATAATAGTCCTTATCAGTTTTCCACTTTATCCGATATCTAAGATTTGATTCTCTCTGCGCTTTCTCAAAAGCCTCTTTGCTCCCGCTCTTCTTTAGCCAGAGAGTATTGGTTTTGTCATCATATTTTGCAAATACATTTTTGCTTAGCCCTCCAAACCTTACGTTAAGGCCTGGTATCGTTCTTCCTCCCATCTTTTGTTCAAATTTGGAAAGAACTCTCACAGTATCTCTGGCAAAATCAATATTTACGCCCTTCAGATCTCCAATATCGGTTCTAAGATTCTCTTTAGCGTAATCCAGGAGCTCTTCTCGTCCCATAGATGAGAAATTCGGAGTACTTGAAGATACACCTCCGCTCTGCTTCCGGTTCCTGTATGCTACTCGCCGTTGCTTTATTCGTTCCTGATAATCATCATCTCTGATATTTTCCGTAAGACGAGTTGCAATCTTCTCCGCCTGTTTTCTGTCTCCGGAATGCTTCGCCACATACTCGTCCATCCAAGCGTCCCAGTCATCCACTACGATCTCCCAGGAACACCGGCACCAGGGGTGGATCGGTGGGAAGTTGACCCCAGGCTGCCGCTCGGAGATTAGAAACACCTGCTCTCTCAGTCCTCGGCAAATCGGGCACGTCTTTCCGTCCAAAACCGGGGAGAGCCTGTACTTCTCGAAGTTGTCCTTGAACGGCTGCATTGTGGCCTCCGCCATGACGTAAGTGCCCTCGGTGTATACCAGCCGATAGGCGTCCTTCCGGTTCACCCGGCCAAACCTCTGCCGGAGATTCCGCACCAGCTTGTCATAGCTGTCGCCTCTGGCGAACCCCTGAGCCAGATCCTGGTTGAGATATTGTGCCAGCTTCTGGGTGTCGTTCCAGATCCTGGTAGAAAAGTTCTCGCCATTGCACCAGGGCACGTCTACGAACTGTTTCACCACGTCCGAGTTGATCGAATAGAAGTTCTTCCCAAAACCCAACGTCTCCATACCGTAGTTGACGCCCTTCTGGGAAAGCTTCGTGAGGTACCCCGTCATCTGCTCATTTGTATACCCGGCGATCTCCGCCTCGGTCATGTAGACAGAATACTGAAGACCCTGAAGCCTGTCCAGCTTGTAGATCGACTCCCTGACCGGCATGAGGTTGGCATACTGCGGATACTTAGCCACAAACTCATCCATCCGCTCCATCAAGAGCCGCCGGTCTTCTTCCGACAGGCTCTGGAGCAGGGTACGGTAGGATATGACATTGTCTTCGCCGTACTGCTGATAGTATGCGGCGATTTCTTTCTCCAGTCGCTTGAACTCCTTGTCGTAGAAGTCAGACAGCCGCTTCTTAAGCTTCGCTTCGTCCTTCTCCGCCGTCTTCTTTAGCTGTTCCTGCCTGTCCGTCCAGTAAGACATCTTCCTCCACCTCTACCGTTCTATTTGTCGGGAACCCATCCGTGATCCCGGCTTCCTCATCCTGCTGGATCTGCTCGATTTCCTGCTGCACGTTATCCACACATGACAGAACAGAAAGCTGCGTCTGCTGGCTGACGATTCCCGCCAGGTTCCCGGCAATCTGGGATTCTTCCAGGAGGTTCGCCGGCATATTCTGAGTGAACGTGTAGTTCAATTTCACCCAGTCATCCACTTTCATTCCGGACACCGGGTTACTGAAGATCATCTTGTACCTCCGGTTCATGCCAGATGTAAACTTCCTCTGCTTGGTCAGCGCCAGGTTGCTCATTGCCTGGATCTTGTATTTCAGAGCGATACCGGAGGATGATCCAAAGTTCTCGTCCGAGATATTCGCAACCATGCTGATCTGAAAGATGAGTGTCTGTAGGCGATCGAGAAGGTGCTCCTGAGATGTATCTCCGTCTGGCTTCTGCAGAAAGTCAACCTCAAGCTGTCCACTATCCATAGTTCCCGGAAAATTAATAATCCGATTATCCCTAATCTGCGTCAAATCGTCTTCTTCAAGTTTTGCTCCTAAAACCTTCATGTATGCGTCTGCAAAGTAAGCCACATCATTGGCCTTCTCACTGATCGCCTCATTGTACTCGTTGATCATCGTCAGGACCGGCTCAAAGATCCCGATCTCTTCCTCATTTTCCCGGTACTCTGTCGCCGGCACCCCGTCAAATCCGTGGATCTTCTCCTCGTCTGGTAGCCAGTGCAGGCCGCCTGTCATGCTTGCATAGCGGACGGTCCGGCTGTCAGACACGCTGACATACACCGTGTCATCAGCGTCCTCATAGATCCGGCAGAAGTACCGAGGTCTTTCAAGAATCGAATCGTCGTAGATCATGAATGACTCTTCCGGGGAAAGATAGGTAATCCCGATATTTCCCAGGTCATCCACATAGTACATCTCATATCCCTTGCCATATATGGAGCACATCTTCGACAGCTCCGCATTGTTGTCATCCTGGTCGTTATACTGATCCAGGAACTCCACATACTCGGAGATGGTTTGATCGTCACAGTCAATCTTAATCGGAATCCCAATAAAGAAACCGTTCATGGTGTCCACGATGTACTTTGCAAAGTTCACCGCGATCCGCTTGTCCGGCTTCCATTCCGGCTTGGGCGGAAGATCAAATATCGGATACCGCGTCATGTAAGCGTCCATCAGTGGTTTGTATCTTTTTGATACCCAGTCCCTATGTTCGCTTATAAAGCTGCTCAGGGTCTCAATATCCAATTCTTCATCATTGCTCAGACGAAACAATCTATATTCCTCCTTTCACCGGGTTGTAGTATGCTCTATTCTCCATCTTTCTGAGCAGGCTGGCGGCGCTGTCTGGACTGTCATCGTGGTCAGCGAACTCAGAGTAATCTAAGATTTCATTGATATATTCAGGGTCCGTATCTTCCAGCCAGAAGATGTTTCCCCAGTTTTTCCGTAGGAATGTGGATATCTTGATGTACTTGTTCATGCTTTCGCTGTACACCTCTGCCCGGAACCCCATCCCGGCAAGCTCCTTCGCAAGATATCCTTTGTCCGCATTTTTCTCGCAGGACACGGACCCGATCTGCAGCCGTCTGTGCAGCGCCTGGATCTCCGGCAGGCAGTCATCCACGTGCCGGCGCCACCGCTTCCCGAAGCCAATAATCCGGCCATCTTTCAGCTGCTTCATGGCCGTGTAGGCAGTTCCATCTTCGCCATCGTAGGCGGCGTCGATGTGAGCCATCCCGCCGTGGATCAAGGCCTCTTCCTTGATGAACTGCGGGTTCTTGAACATTGCGTCTGTGTCTGCAATGTGCTTCAGCTCGTAGTTGGCCGCGAACAGGCTGTCCGACATGGACCGCCGGAGCTCCTCTATCTTGTCCCGAGTAATCAGGCCGGTAGAGTAGCAGTCGTACCGCCGGATATTGGGCATGATCGAGATTGCGTCCTCTTTGTGCCAGGGCGTCCCGGTGTTGATGAACCGGCCGCCGCGGTTACGGACGTTCTGGAGCTCCATGTACAGGGTCTTCGTCTTCTCCCTCTCTGCCTTGCTGACCCGGTCCTTGATGTTCACGATATCATCCGTCACGACGATATCCGCATGCTTTCCGGTCACGCTTGTGCCAATGCCCAGGCCAACCAGCTGCGAAACGCCCCTGCTCGATGTACATAGGTTCGTATGAATCTCCGAGTTGTTCTCCTTCAGCACCTTCAGATCGATTCCGTACAGGCTTCTCACAATCTGCCGCATGCAGCCGGATTTCAGAATCTTTTGTGTCTGGATGATCACCTCGGTCACGTCATCGTCCGTCTTCCGGAAGAAAAGGACGTTCCGGTTTGGATCGATCACGATGTGCAGCGCAAAGAACAGAGAAAGGTCCGTGGTCTTGTATGATCCACGGTGTGCCAGGAGCGTCTGATCTTGATCGGCATAAAGAAAAGACCTCAGCCACTCATTATGCAGAGTGGTAAGGTCCTTAAAACCTACCCAATGCCCTATCTTATACGGCTCATTCCACAGTAGATCCAGAACCGCTTTCTTTGAGGCGTTCAAAGTAATCCTCCATTTCCTTCAGGGAATCGTCGATTGGCTGAGACAATTCTATGTTCTGTCGATCTGCCCACGCTTCGCGCTTCCTGTTTTTCAGCCAGAAGATCTGCGCTGTAGTATCCGGAACGACTTCCTTGACCACTCGCTTTGTTTCTACACCACCCTCGTATGTTATTTCTTCGTATGTGTATCCAAGGGCCCGTTTAAGCAAGGCATTTTCAACCTGACGATCAACAACTTCCTTTCCCCTTTTTAGGGTGTCTTGAATGTCTTGATATTTGCTTTTCCATGTTTGTAATGTAGAGTATCCAATACCAATATTAATGGCAATCTGCTCATCCGTCAGCCCGTCTCTGGCCCATCCCTCAATCTTCAGCAAGCCCTCTGGCGTCAACCAATATTCGTATTTCCCTTTTGCCATCAGGCTCACCTCCTTGCAAACGAAAAAGACGCCTGCTCTGGCGTCCTTCTCGCATGGGAAATATATGTCTTTAGAGAGATAAAAGTGAGGCTCCTTCGTCGTCTCATCCAACTTCTTCATGATAACTATAACACATCTAAAATATTAATGTGATTAATCTTTTACGGTCCGTTTGATGATCTGTGCGATCCTCCCCTGCGTGTATCCTGTCAGCTCCGCAGCGTCCCTCTGGCTCATTTCTTCCAGGTAGACCATCTCCATGATCTGTCGCTCGATCCCTTCTGGGAGGCTCTTAATGAACTTTTCCACCTGCCAGATCTCCCTCTGGATCTTCTTCCTCCTGGCTTTCTTCTCCCGGATCTTGTCCTTGATCGCCGTGGCAGCTCTCGGCTCTGCCATTCGGACAGTCATGTGCTCCTCTATGTAGGGCCAGTCATCAGATGTCTTTGACACCTTCCCCGACACCGTCTCGACCTCTTCCAGGCGGCCTGCAAGGCGTACAAGCTGACGATCGATCAGAGACAGCTCCCTCCGGTTCTGCTTATACCTCCCCAGCAACTCTCTTGTCATCTTCTCCCCACTTCCCTTCTTACTCTGGCTTTGATCTCCCGGATGATAGCTTCTCCGTCCAGATCGGAGTACATCCCCATATCCCGCCGGAAGAACCGCTCGCACTCAGCTTTTGCGTACTGCGCTGCCTGATCCCCCGGATGATGGTACAGCCGCCGCAGTGCTCTCCGGTAGTCCTGCACAGCCTGCACCACGACCTTCGCAGCGCACAGCGCATATCCTTCTGGGCTCCAGTCATCTCCCATCCTGATCATCCCCTTCCATCCCGTATTTCTTCGCTATGTATTCTGCCACTCCGTATCTCTCCAGCACATCATCCTCGAATAAGTCCGCCGGTACCGGGTCAGAACCTTTCAGTTCGCCGGACTGGATCCTGTCAAAAAGACGGCTAATCAACTCCTGCACGGTCATGGTTTTGTCCTTTCCGGGCGGTATGGCTCGTGAATTTTCCATGCGACAACATTTTTAATAATGTCGTACCATTCGTCCATCCATTTATGCCCGTCATAATATCCGTGTGTATACCCAATAGTGTCCGTCATGTATGCGATTTCAAAGCGTCTGTAATATCCATTTGGGAATTCTCTGTCGCTACTCGTATCCGCAAAATACTCGTTCTTTTCCGGCATCCGCTCATCAACCGGAATCCATCCGTCGTTATCTCGTGACGATCTCGCGATTTTCGAGACATTTTCACGGGATAAGTGCGCATTTATAATATTTGTGCACATATCTATTGCCCTGTTCCATTCCAAATCTTCGTCTGTTTTTACCACTCTGTATTTGCTCTGAATCTTTTCCCGTACAATCTCTAATTCCCGCATGTCAGTCCTCCCATTTTAACCGTTGCCCGCATACGTGGCAGAAATTTCCCTTCAGTCCTCCGGCATACTTCCCACAGGTTGGACATTTATACCAAGGCCCATCAAGCTCCACGGGGGTTTTCGCCGTATCCCGCACCTTCAGCTCTCTATATCTCGTAACGTCTTCATTTGTCAACAACTCCGCTTCTTCTGTTCGCTCGGGATCACCCTGCGCAACATAAAAATCTACGAAGAAATCTACAACCTGATTAACCGTAATTTTATCTCCAAAATATCTTTCAAGTTTCTCTACCGCTTCCGATAGATCCATGACCTGGTCAGCGGTTAGACCTGAATCCTCATAAGCCTCAAGACAAGGTATAACCTGCACAAGAGTTTCCTCCATGTCTTCGATACTTTTTTTCTCCTTTTTCTCTATCAGTCCCATCTCTATTCTCCCTTCGTTTGTTCTGGCTTAGCACCCCGATCAATGTGGATGATGGCGTAACACTTCCCATCCGCGCCCTTCCACAGCTCCAGTTCTCCATCATACTGGTATACCACTTCTCCACCATCATCCATCACTGTCATTAATATCGCGTCCCCTGTCTCCGGCGTGTTGATCACCAGGTCTCTTACCTCGACCCTTCGCTCCGGCTCTGGATCCGGGGCTATGCTGTCAGCTGCCGCCCAGGCGATTACCGCAATGATGATCACCGCAGCAGCTGTGCAGGCCACCTTTCTTATCATGCTCTCATCTCCTTCCTAAATATCAGTTTAGCCCGCCTTTTTCGATAATCTCAACCGCTCTATTTCCAGCCTCGTCATCGATAATGCAACCTTCTTCCTTTAATTGGTCAATCGTCTTTTCCTTGTCAAAGGCTGTTTCGACCTCTTCCAAAATAACAGAAATGTCTTCGTCCAGTGTGCCGTCTTCTCTTGTGTGCCTGTCTACAACTTCAATCACCGTTTTCCGACTGATTAAATCATCACTCATTTGATGTCCTCCTGTTCCATGCTTCTGCTGCTTCTTCTTTTGTTAAATAATATCCGGATGAAGCTCCACATCCTCCTTTTTGCACAGTGCAAACAACACTCGTATATGCACAATGCGCTGTACTGTCATATTCATTACAAGGACAATAGTCCGTGTCAAAATTTCCACATTCTTCCAAATCATGCATGTCTGTAAATTCCAAATTGATACTCCCGCAATGCGGACACGGCTCTAACTTAATCTCACTCATTCTCTTCGCGCCTCCTAAATAAATCCTAATTTAGTTATCTCCACTCGTCTCCAACCTTTTACGATCCATTTCTTCTCTTTTTTCGTATTCTGCACGATCTATCTCATCCCAGCACCTGTAAACACTATTCCCTTCTTTGAAATACCGGTTCACATCTACTCTTTCGCCGTCAGGCTTTAAAATATAATGGACTGCAATGGTATCATAATCTCCGTTTTTCGGATCAGAAAGGCACTCTTCGCAGTATACTCGGTATGGTTTGTCAGTAGGCATATATGGCATAGTAAGAGGAAATAACTCCTCAACGATTTGATTAATTAATCCGTTATGCCAGGTCGTATCGGTTGCCATCTCAACCATAACCACGCGATCGTTATCGGAATACTTCACAGTCCCATCAGGGTATACGTCCTTGAATAAGGAGGCCATGCGTGAACACTGATAATGTTTTACTTTATCATCCCAATAACGCCCACACTCATTCCAGACATCATCTGTATCCTCAATCGGAACCAGTGGTTTACCATCGATAAGCCGATTCAGAATATGCTGCGTCAACCCAATACTAAAACCAGAGTGGCCATCTTCAACTAGGCTCTTGTATGCTTTAAGTGCGCTCTCGTAACAAGCACATCCATAATCCCACTCTCCTTCTTCTCTGTCTGGGTTCTCGCGCTTGCATGCAATTTCCACTTCTCTTTCTGCCCAATCTTTCATACTCACATTCTTTACCTCCATATAATAATCTTAATTCGATTAACTACGCCGCCGTCCGCTGTCTGACTCCCCGCAGGGTCTCCGGCGTGGACTGGGCGTAATACCGGCTTGTCACAGTCGGGTTTGCGTGCCCCATGATCTCCTGGATGACCCCAATGTCAGCCCCACGGTTTTTCAGGTTCATTCCCAGGGTCTTCCGCAGCTTGTGCGGATATACCCGGCACTCCATCGCTTCCCGGTTCGCTACGGCCTTCAGTATTGCCCTGATCCCGGATTTCCCCAGACGGCTGTATGGTCTCTTATCCCATACAAACAGGGCCTCTTCGTTGTCTTTCCGGCTGTCCAGATATCGTTTCAGGTGGAACCTGGCCACCTCATCCACATATAGGGTCCGATACTTCCCGGACTTCTCACTCAAGATCAAGATGTCTCCCGTATTCCAATCCAGGTCCTCCCGATTGATCTGCGGGACTTCTCCTACCCTGGCTCCGGTACTCCGCAGCACTTCCACGATCGCCCGGTCCCGGAGGCTTTCACACCCTTCCCGGAGCTCTTCCATCTGCGCCGGCCGGAAGTAGTCGATCGGCTTGCGTACTTCCTTCATCGGCTCCACCAATTCCACCGGATTGCCTCGAACGAATTTCTCCTTCCGTAGCCAGGTGAAAAACGCTGACAGATAGCGCCTCTCATTGTTGCAGGTGCTGGCCTGGTTCTTCTTCCCGGTATCCTGTACATTTCGTTGCTCATACCATCTCAGGTAATAATCAATGTCGATCTCATCCATGTCAGTGTATGGCTTATCGATCACCGCGGCCAGGCTACGGATAGACCTCAGGTACTGCTCCATGGTCTCCCTGGCAAGATTCCGTTTCTTGACCTGATATAGCCCGATCAAGTACCGGTTCTTCTCCTCCGTGGAATTGTCGATCTCGGCCGGCATAGTTGTGATCTGTTCCACGTTCAGAAACACGAACTGCTCTTCCAGGACTTTCTGCAGGATGTCCACCGCGGCCTTGTCGATGTACATTGCCATCTGCAGCATGATGTTGTTGATCACTTGGCTCTTAATATTTACACTTGCGTTTGTATACATAACAATCCTCCTTGTCTCCCAAGGACGGTTATGATATAATGTCCTCAGGTGGAAGCGGTAGATAAGTGTCTTGGCGGACGGTCTACCGCTTGTTTCTTTGCTTCTGTATACTCACCCCATTTTCTTTTCTGTTCGTTCTCACTCCTCCCAATATTCGATCACATATTCCATCCTCTGGTTCTTTCCGGAAGAACTTCCGGGAACCGGCTGCCGCTTAAGCCTGACAGCGTATCCAGCCTTGATAAGCAGCGTGGCAATCTTCAAACGATCATCCTCGTCCCATTGCGCGGCCCCCTTCCGGATACTCCGGATCACGCTTTTATTCACATCGTCCATCATGCACCTCCATATTTACATAAAATCAAACAATGTCGGCGTCGATTTCTCTGCTTCCATTTCTTTCAGGTATCCAACACCGTCCCGGAAGTAATCCGGGTTCAGTTCAATCCCATATCCATATCGGTCCATTTTTACAGCTGTCATCGGGACCGTCATCAGACCTCCAAACGGATCCAGCACGACATCCCCTTTGTTTGAATACCGGTTTATGATCCGCTCAACAATATCCAGCTGCAACGGGCAGACGTGCATTTGCTGTCTCCTGCGGCTCTGTGTCGTATTCAGTGTCTTCATTCTGTTAATATCGTCCCAGACCTCCATCTGGTTCCAGGATCCCGGCGCCACCACCATGAATGTTGCTGGGAGTTTTCCGTTCTCATCCAGCTCCTTCGCTAGCTTCACGTGCTCCTCATAGTCGTACACGCTTTCCCTGCTGTATTTCCTGTAGACCGCTTGCAGGTTATCTACAGAAATCTCTTCCAGCTCATCCTTGCTCACCAGGCGATCTCCAGAACTTCTCCAATACCCGTGAGCGTCGATCTGCCACTGCGCTCTTGTATAGTCTTCCTTGGACTTTTTAACCGGGTCATCTGCATAAGCATTGGACCGATCTGAAGGCAGCTTCCGGAAGAGAAGAATGTATTCCGGACACCCAACTCCCATCTTAGAGCCATCCTTGCATTGCTCCGTCCAGCCAAGACGATAGGTCTGGTTATTTTCCCTGACCACGTCCGTCACCACGGTGATCATTCCAAAATACTGGAATCCGTGTTTCATATAGTGTTTAATGCACATTGCATGGAACGGTTCCACGGTCGGCATTCCCGTCCCCGTGGTATTTCCAAACAGCACCCGGTCCTTCACATGGATCGCCGCCACCCTTCCAGGCTCCAGCACTCTCAATAATTCCGGTGTCAGAAAATCCATCTGCTCAAAGAATCGTTCCGTATCCTGGTTATGACCAAAATCATTGTAATTGGCACTATATTCATAATGGTTCCCAAACGGGATCGAAGTATGGATTAGCCCAACAGAATTACTTTTCATCCTCCTTGTCTCTTCCACACAATCGTCATGTACCGCCATATAGTGCGTACCTTCTACTCTCACCGTCTTCACTCCCATCTTTCGTTTCAATCCCTGCTCTTTCCCGGAGGAAGAAAGACCATATTTCTTCACGATCTCAATCATCTTCTCAACCATGTGATCGTGGTCCTTCCACTTTCGGATCAGCTCTTCCTTGATCTTCCTCTCATTCTCCATGTAGATGATGTCAATGATCACTGGCTGATCCTGTAGGAACCGGTAACAACGGTGTACCGCCTGGATAAAATCGTTAAACTCATAGTCAATCCCTAAAAAGATTTCCCGATGGCAGTGCCGCTGGAAGTTACACCCGGAACCGGACAAGGATTTCTTCGTTGCAAACAGCCGGATCCGACCTTCTGAAAAATCAATCACACGCTTTTCTCGGATGTCATAGTCCTGGGCCCCATATATATCCACGACCTCAGGCAACGACTTCTTGATCTCATGCCGCTCCGCTTCTTGGTCATGCCACAGAACGAAATGATCTTCCGGTGACGCCTCCACAATTTCTTTCAGCTTCCGGACCCGGATTCCAATCGTGTCCCGCTTCACTTCCGCCGCCTGTTTCAGCCCGGCGGCAGCGTCCGTAAATAGTGACATCTGACCATCTTTATCAGTTGCGTCCCCGTAATGGACGGGTATCTCATGCCACCTTACATCTAGCGGTGGCAACACATATCCATCATCAGAATATGCCGGATCCAGGTCAGACGGTTTTGTGATAAACAGCGCCCAAGAGCTCACCCACAACCAGAACTCATCCTCCATATTTGGATATAACGTCAGGTTATTAGCCTTTGTGCTGTCCCTCTGGAAGAACCGGGTCAGTGCCTGTCCGGTATCCATGATTTCCAGGTATCCTGCATAATGGATCAGCTCCTTGTACCTGTTTGGGGAAGGCGTCGCTGTCGCCACCAACTTATAGGGAACTCCTTTGAACTTGTCCAAAAACGTCTGGTAGGTTTTGCTCCCAAATGACCGCAGCACACTTGCTTCGTCCAAGGAAGTCGCCGCGAAATATGTCGGATCTATATCTCCGTCCCGGACTCTCTCATAGTTGGTCAGGATGATCCGGCTGCTGCATTCCCTGATCTCTTCCATCGTCCGGCAGTATTCCGGCTTTTCATATCCCAGAAGCTCCACGGCATCCCGTGTGAACTCCTGCTTCACACCAAGCGGAAGTACGATCAGCGCCTTCCCGCCGGTTCTCTCTGCAGCCAGGCGGCAAAACTCCAGTTCTTGGATCGTCTTTCCAAGACCAAAACTCTCAAACAGCGCTCTTCTCCCACCCTTCAATGCCCAAGACACTGCGTCTCTCTGATGAGGTTTCAGCGCCGGGTTAATATTTTCAGGATCCACATCAAAACCACTTTCCGGCGCAATCTCTATTTTCGTCTTCAAAAAATCTAAATAATCCACATCGAAAGGAAGCCAGATATCTTTTCCCGGCCGGGGCTCCCGCCTCCTTTCCATTTTTTAAAAAATCTGCAATAACTTCGCCCGCCGTTCCGCTTCCTCCGAATGGCCGGCATTCTTTCCGGCGCTGTTGATCACGGCACAAATCCGAATCCAGCGTACCCGGAAGCGTTCGAAATCTTCTAACGATTTGAACCCATATACTTCTATCTGCTCTGTAGAGATCATGAGCTATCTCCTTTCTCGATCAACCGCCGCTCCAGATCTGCCATGTCTCCATAACTGCGCTCCGGAGCATTGGAAAAAGCTGTCCTTCCACGGTCTTTTTTCTTTGGTTCGTCCTGTGCTCGGGATAACCAGCCATTTACAAAACGCTTAACCCCACGCCGTGTCTTCCGCTTCTCCTTGTTGCTGTTGCTCCATGCTCGTATCTTTCGGAATTCCTTTGCAACATCAACGCCAGGATACAGACGGACATACTCTTCGTAGTCAGGTAGAGGACATTGCCATTCTGATCCGTCGACAAGAGGTACCGCTTCCACGGGTGCAAGCGCGGTTTCCGCGCGCGCACTATATAATTTTGAATTGGATTTGGATTCTGTATTGGATTGGATTAAAGCGGTATCTTTTCGCGACTCGCCGCAACTTGCCGCAACTTTCTGCGAATCATGTGTAATTTCAAGAATTTCATCAAATGTGAGCTTCCTTTTTCGCGACTGATTGCATTTGGGGCATGTAAGTCTAAGATTTTCCATTGTAGCTCTTCCGCCTTGCGAAACGGGAACGACATGATCTATGTGGAACAATCCCGCTCCTTTTTTTATCAGCTCATAAGCATTCTCAATAGACGAAACATACTTACCACATACCTGGCACTTAAATCCATCCCTTTCGATTATGTCAACTTTCATGCTTATGGGTATAAATCTTCTGAGATACCAGTCGTTAATAGACGTATCATTTGGTTCAGGACACTTATTTTTACTTTCTCTAATTCTTTGGTGTTCTGACCATTTTGGCAGGGATCCATAAATTTCCTTTTTTCCATCTGATGTATAAAACGCCACTTTACCTATCCCGGATAGTTCAATTAACGCATCTTCAATATCGGATTCACTCACAATCTCTATCTCTCTAGGATACAGTCTTGCGCGCATGATTTGAGAGTCTGCGTTAAATCTTCCGTAGTCATCAGCATAAGTTATAAGACGCTTATATAAATCTCCCGCAAAGAAGCTTACTTCTGACAACCCTTTACTTTCGTTTATGGATTCTTTTATAATCCTGTTTGGCATTTCACTCCGTCACCCCTCCTTTCTCCCGCCGCTCCCGTGCAAACGGCGGGGACGTGATACAATCAATGAACCGTGCAAAGTAGTTCCCGCACGGGAAAGAGTCATATTTGATAGTTCCTTATAGCCACGACTTACCAAATTCAGCTATGAAATCCTCACGGGTCCCGTAGCATTTTTCATAATAAGCCTGTGCCATACGCTTCAAATGAAGGTCTAACCCTTCGTTTGGTTTTTCATGAATACTATTTGCTCCAAATTCATGGAGGTTGGCCGCGATCGGTATAACAAATCCTCTCTTTTCCGACCTCTTTCTCCTGGCTCCTGGGAAGATATGGTGAATATGGCAGTATGGTGTCCCCGTTAAATAGCAATGTTCCAGATCATTTGTGAACACACTCCATATTTTCATATCTCAACACCATATCTTTCTTTCAAAATCCTTTTTTCATCCGGTGTTGCAATCTCAGAATCCGGAATCCCCGCATGCTTACACTCGCTTATTGTCCCATCGATCAACCGGGACATCTCCTCAGTGTTGTATGTATGGGAGCCCCTGAGAAGCTTGTAGGTGCGGTATACGATACCATCATCCCCGGTCCGCACCTGCGAAGTCGGAAAAACATGATAATCTGTAGCATTATCCGCTTTCTTCCGCGCCTCATCTGTATCCGGGATTGTGAGATATACACCTTTCCCCTCATAGATCTCCGGCTGACCATACCCGCGGAGCAGCATATTATGTATCTCTGCATTGCTCACCCCGATCAAGCCTGAAAGCTTTGTTACCAACACCCAATAGTAGGAGTTGGCGTCAAGGCTTCTCTTTTTCCTGTATCGCTTGATTTCAAGGCTCAGCTTTTCACAGTCCTTCAGATCTTCATAAGCCTGCCGGAAATCCTCGTTGATCTGGATCACGGCCGCCATCTTTCCTGTAAGAAAATCTATTACAGGTTCCTTCAATCGTCCTGTAAACTTCATTTCTTATCATCCTTTGGTCTATTGTCATAGCTGTAACACATCTGGGATCTGGTATCGTTCTTTATGGCAAGTGCTATAATATTTCTTTTGTCGTCATATAAGATCTGAGTGACGCGAAACCTGTCATAACAAGTGAGCACATCATTTCCCCGCTGATCTTTTCTCCCGGTCTTCTTTATTTCACATTTATCAGCCGGAATCCAGATAAACGGCGCGGTATAAAGTTCTCTTCCAATACCCCAGTTAAAGCACGCTCGCTTAAAACTGTCAGAGGCAAGCCCTTTTTCCTTCTCTGTGAAGCTCTCTTTACCAGTATCTTCCTTACTGATCCACTGCCCGATCTCTTCGTCATAGATACTGACAGTACAGTTTGCGTTATCCCTGCTGTGCGATCTGGACCATCTCATCGGCCCAACAATTTCATCAAGGATATTCATGTCACATCTCGCGTCCTTATAGAGAAGAAGTGAAACACCGGTAGTCTTCACGGTCGAAACACGACACTCTATCTCTTCCGCCCTAAGCGTCCTGATCTCTTTCATCTTCTTTTTCCTCTCTTTCGACAACTCTACTTGCCCACATATCTGCAAAATGCAGCAGCATATACATAGGCGTTTCCTTGCCTTGAATCTGGTACTTGAAGCTACCGTACAAACCATTGTGCCAAAGGATGGCCTGCTGCTCTTCCTCAGTCAGTTCGATAAACCGAGAAGCAATAGCAATACTTCTTACTTCGTGATCAACATACAGAAGATCCGGGTTAGAAATATATGGCTTTGAGGTAGACTGATAAGGTTCCGGGTTTGGGTTGGCCTTTGTCGCTCTGCCTTTCAGCATATTCGGAACATAATTGGGTTTATCGTACTGCCCCATCTTTCCAAGGTCATGAAGCAAGGAACAGATGATGATACTTTCAGTTTCTAACGGACACCCCAGCATTCCATTAAATGCTGTCATTACCTCGTAAACATTGAAACTATGCTCGGCAAGCCCCCCTTCATGCGAAAGATGATGGCTTGTACTGCAAGGAGCACTAAAAAAACCGTACTCCTCCATATAATTAACAAGGTTCTCCACGCCTTCCCTATGTGTGCTTAACAGCAAATCTCTAATTCTTCCTGCGTCCATCCTGATACCTCCATTTCTTCTATCCGTCTGTTAATCTCCTTACGTTTGCGACGCTTCCTCGCTTCTGTGTCCTGGCAGTCACATCTCTCTCCAGGATCCAGATAGCAGCCACAATATGGACATTCATGATAATACATGTCATACCCCCTATTTCTTGTAGACAGCCTCAATCAGTCCGGTAACAAAACGCCTTGCAGCGGACACCGCGTCGAAAGCTGCTACCTCTTCTTCCGGGAGCTTTTTCTCCCCGGTCAAATGGTCGATGACCATACAAGATATCTTCGCAACAACGTATGCAACGTCTTCCAGGTATTCAGGGCCTTTTTTGTCGGCCAGATCCACCGCCACCTCTGCGGAAGCAACGGCCATCAGGGTTTCTAACTCATGGTTAGTCGTTACAATTTTCTTTTCGCCCATTGATTTATCCCTCCATTTTTAGTACAATATTGATAATTTGTCCGAGCGCCCGAGGTTCCCGCCTCATAAGGGCGCTCATTTCATACGATCTGCCGGATCACATCCATGATCATTGCTGTGCCGGAATCCATCGCAACATTTACGATCTTGCAGTGGCCGCTTGCGAACTTGGCATAAACCAAATCTTGACTGGCGTCAAACTCCAACGCAACCACGTCGTACAGGTTCCGTGTCTCTCGCAACACTGGTACCAGAAGGTCCAAGATCTTCTGCTTGCTCTCTATCATCGGTCTCACCTCCTCTCAAAATCAAAAAATATCGATCCATCCCCAGCAGTCTGCCAGGCAAATCACCACCGCGGCCACCGCCAAGATCTCCAGCAACAGTGTGCACCGGTAGATCCAGGTCCAACACCTGTCGATCTCACGCTCCAGGCGTCGCACTCTCCGGCGAATCCACCAAGGCGTGTCCGGCTTCAGCGGCCAGGGTTCGATAATTTTTAGACCATCATCTCTCTTCAATGCTTGTCCCTCCCCTCTACCGCCCTCAGGCGGCCTTCTCGATTTTGTATTTGATCTCCACGCCCTCCTGCTCTGCCAGGAGGCTTATGAGAAGATCCAGTGTCTTTCTTGCGTCCACATGCACCACCTCTCTAATATGTATTCCTTACCGATTGTCCGGGTTGCCAGTATCTGGTATAATCTTCCTATCAAATGATGAAAGGACATCTCAATTATGCTTCATCCTCATTTACCTGAACCAGATTACGATGTTGACCTTTGGGGCGATGATGATTCCCCATACGAATTAATGGAAAAGACAGCCAACAACACTGCCGAGCAACTTAAAATGCTCCAACAAATAAAATCCGAGTCAGACAAAGAAACTGAACTCAACCGGAAACGTTTTATCATTCAGACCGCCCTTTCTGCAGCTGCTCTAGTTG